GCTTGAACATTGTCATCTGGAGACTGAAATATTGCCCATGTGGTGATGGCTGAGTAGTCGGCGGTTTCTTTCTTGCTGAAGGCGGTGTCATAGCTTTGGATGACGTACTCATAAGCAGGCACCCAGTCCTTGTCCCATTTACGCCACCACTCGCGCTTCACGATAGAGCCAGCCTCAGCCGTGGGGTTTTGCATCCACTGAGCATTCCACTTGCTGATGGGCAGCGAGGCCTTAACCGACAAAAGTTCTTCTTTCTTCCAAAACTCCGGCCATAAGGGGGTCTCAGACTCGGGCATGATTGCTGGGAACTCCACAACCTCCCACTGGTCTGCATGATCATCGCCCTGCTTCTTTAAAACCTTGCCAACCAAGTCCTTGGTGCTCCACCGCGTCATCACAATAATAATAATCCCACCCGGCTGGAGACGCTGTCGTGGCCCAGAGGTGTACCAGTCGTAAGCCGATTCCATTGCAGTGGGCGACATCGCATCCTGCTCTGAGTGCGGATCGTCAATGATCAATAGGTCAGCGCCACGTCCCGTGATCGCGCCACCTACACCCGCGTAGAAGGATTCGCCTTCGTGATTCGTTGTCCAGCGCCCCGCTGACTTGTTGTCTGACTGAAGCTTTACGTCTGGAAAGATTTGCGAGTAATCGTCCGAGTCAATAAGGTTTCTGACCTTCCGGCCAAACCTGACAGCCAGCTCAGCGGTGTGAGTTGTCTGGATGATTTTAAGGTCGGGCTTACGGCCCATCATCCAGCTCGGAAAGTATGTGCTGGCAAACTCAGACTTAGAGTGTCTCGGGGGCAAGCAAACGATCAGCCGCTTAAGCTTTCCCTGTGCAATCTTGTTGAACTTGTCGCCAATGATTTTGTGATGACGGCCCAATATACACTCAGGCCACATATGCTTGACGAACTCAATGAAATCGCCCTGACACTTGTCTTGCTTTTCCATTTGGTCATAGCGGGACAGAAGCGCCAAGGCTTCGTTTTGATCCTGCTCGCTCAGGATCTCAAAGTCTTTAAGCGAGAGTTCAGACATTTTCCCAAGCTTCCCCTTGAAACAACAAAGCCTCTGCCTCGCGCCTTCTTACCAAACCATCTAACACTTTGCCGCCAGCCTTGTTCCAACGCTTAATTTGGTGCGGTACGTCCGCCATATCGCCTTCGTTAAGTCGATTCAATAGCGTGGATGACTTCAAGTTTGTGGGGCCAAGGTTGTACGTCCAAGCCACCAGAGCGTCAAATTGGTTTTGCGTCAGCTCTGCATCAACTAACTCGTTGACGTACCCCTCAAACTCTTGCAGATCATCAACGAGCATGTCATCAGCGTCTTTCTGGGTGCAGGAATCGCCATCACTGACGCCTCGGGTATGACCATAACCAATCGTCCAGACGTTAGCTGAGCACTGATATGCCTGTAGCTCACAGCCCTCGAACTTTTTAATCAGGGATATCCCTTCTTCGCTGGTCACTCTCATCGTCCAGTTCCTCGTCCAAATTTTTGTAATATTGTACAATAGTGAGCACTTGGCGGATATATCTTTTAACTTCCGCCATATTCGTTGATAGGTTCTCATAACCCTTTGTCGATAAGCCATAGTAAGCGTTTGTCGGGGCGTTGCCCTCTTCAAGATCATCAAGATATTCCTGCATCGTCTGAGGCGTAAGAACCTTCCATTCGACAGGCAGCGTGGATATAGCGTTTGGCAGTGCGGGGTGATAGACGGCTGCTGGCTTGATGACCGTGACAACCTCGACAGGCTTGGTCTCAGGGATGTATGGCTCTCGACCTATTAGGCCGCAACCACTAAGAAGCAGGATCGGTAATAGCTTCCAGATCACTTAATACCCCCTTGGTGCCACGGTTGATAATGTTTTCAATCAGCCCCGGCTTGCGTAACGAAAGCACATTCATATCGTGCTTTGCGAACTTTTTTCGGATCGACTCCACCTCTTGCTGGGCTTGCGCGTTAGCAGCCTGAAGTTCGTTGACTCGATCCAGTATGCGCTGTTGGCGCTCTTCGGCCTCCGTGAGCTGTTGATTCAGGCTAGATATGCTGCTCTCCAAGACTAGCTGGTTGTCTGCCGCTTGACGCAAATCCATAGCCATAGCTTCTTTTTCAGCCTCTGTTTTATCTGCGTACATCTTGAACGCTCCGACAGTAGCCAATAAAGCAATGCCTAGAACCCCTGTAATCTGCCACATTACGGCTTCCTATTTGACCACGCTTGCGCACCAAAGAACGCTGCAAGTATACCCGCAACGGATACGAAGTAGACTGCGGCCATATCACCTAAAATCGTTGCTGCTTGCGTCAGCCCGAAAAGCTCCGATGCAACTACTAGCGAGGGGTAGAGCAGCATTCCCCACAGAGCGAACCAACTCATGGCCCGCTGGGCATCGGCACGTTCATGTTGCAGGCGTAGCTCTTGTAATTCCTTGCTGGTGTTTAGCTCTTCGTCGGTAACAACACCGTCCCCATCCGCATCGTATTCGGCGTATTCACTGCCTTCTTCTAGCCGTTTTGCGCTCACAGAGAATCACCGTTTCGTATGTAGATGATGTCAAGACCAACGGATACGGCTATGTCGGCATTAGCAGAATCTCCAATACAGCGAGCCTCTATGTCTGTTTTTTCTTCAAACTTCAAAGGAATGCTGTAAGTCTGATGTAGCACGCCATTATCAATAACGTGCTTATCTTTAGTTTGAAATACCTCACCATAAGGCCGCGCAACTAAGTGGACGTTGGCGTATTTATTGTTTTGCGCCGTAGCAGCAGTAACGTCTTTTTGAAGTAAGTAGGCTGTGTGGTCTGCTGGAACCGTCCACAGCGCCATAAGCGTCTGATTGTCACCGATAGCAATCGTTGCGTACTTATCAGCAGGGACGCCAGATGTCACAGTGCCATCACCTGCATAGATAACACCCGCATTTTGACCACCAGACCCAGCGGTATTCACCACCATACGGTTAATGCGGATGTACGTTTTGGTTGTGTTGACGGCAGTTTGCCCGTTCAACGTCACCGTTTCGCTTATCTCTGCATAGTTCGCGTCTAAGCCGGACAAGGTGACGGTACGCGCACCAGTTCCTGCGGACGTATCGTTTGCAGAAGAGCTAGACACTTTGAGCACCGTTGCAGTTTCGATGTAACTGTACAAACCGCCTTGCGCCCACACTGTCTCTAAGCTGTCATCGACGTCTGGGTTGAAGCCAAACTTGAAGTTGGCGTAATGCCATCCGACTTGACCACGTTTGACTTGAAGCTCAAATGGTTCTGTAGTGCCTACGCGACTGATTGATGAAATTTCTCTGGTCATAATCTAATCCCACGTCTTTGTGTTGGCTGGCACCCGTTTCGGTATGCAATAAGCCGTTATGTTTTCTTGCATCTGGTAGCGGTTGTTTATCTTGGTTTTACCTGTGCTGACGTAATACGCAAATGTGTTACATCGGGTAACATCTCGAAAGTAAAACTGATCTGCTATTGGCTCTCCGTTTACCACCACAACCAACAAAAAAGCCATCATTTTCTTGTCAGCCAACCTATCAGCAGTGCCAGCGTCATGGGCAAGAGAAACAGCAGTACGCCCCCAATGGCTGCGTATTCTTTAACTTCTTTCCAAAACTGCTTCTTTTGAGCCGCTTTTCTAGCCAGTTCAAGCTGTTTAGCCTTTCGAGCTGCTGCCATCGCCTGCATAGCTTCTTGGTATAGCTGTCCGTTACCGCTAACGGTAAACAGATCCTTGATCTCCTTCATGGTCTCTTGGATCTGCTTTTTTGCCAAGGCAGCCTTAACAGCATCAGCCTCTGACAGCTTACCCTCGTTCTGAGCGCGTTGTAGCTCTACTTCGGCACCACCTAGCGCAGACAGAAACCCAGAGATCGACTGGATGTCATTAGTCGTTTCAGCGACCTGCTTGATCGCACTGGTAGCAGCATTTACGCCAGCTACAATCGCAGCGATCTCGCCAATCACATTCAGCCGCCCATAAACTGTGGCAGAGCCACCGCGACAATCACCGTCACATAAACGCCCCAGATCATTAGCTCAAGCCGGTCAAACCGCTTGCTACCATCTTGCAGGCGCTGCTCAATACCTTGGTACCGGACAGCGCACTCTTTCTCGTGCGCTTCAATCTGAGCTATGGCCTTCTCTGTAGGCGTCATTGAACAGAAGCCTCAGTGTCCAGAAGGTTCACATCGTGCCCAGCAATAAAACCCTGATCGTTTTCACTGGGTTCTTCAGCAGGCTTAACTGCGTTGACGATAGCCTCGCCGTAAGCATTCAGCACAACCTGACGTTCGTTGATCTGCATTTGTAACCGTGCGATTTCTTGGCGGATCTCAGCAACACGAGCAACGTGCATCTGGGTCTCAACGGTCAACTCAGACACGTTATGTTCTTCGTCGTTAATCACAATCGTTTGCTCTTCGCTCATTACCAAGGTACTCCGTCAGCGGTTGTAGGGTTCTTCTGCTCATTGATGTTAGCCGTTAAGCCAGCTTCAATGGCATCAACGTCCAACTCACCCTGACACCAGCCAATGACATCAGCTTCCGTTAGGTCATCATAGGCGATGTATCCTTCAGAGGAGGGGTCTGGAGTAAAGCCA